CCGCCGATAGAACCGATCATTTCCGGGTTGCCCGGCTCGTTTGCTACAAACAGCTGGCCGGGAGTGGGGAAGCCGCCAAAAGAAAAAGTATCCAATGAAAACTGTTTAACTAAACGGCCCCCTATGTTCTTTCCAACATCTAAGATACTGGATAATCCATTTTGGAATCCTGAGGCAGAATCTAGTCCAAGCCTTTCAAATGCTTTAGAGGGAGAGTGAGAATCAATTCCTTGTTTGCTCCTGAAACCTCTTAAGGCTTCTTGTGCGATATTTGCACCTATCTGAAAGGCTCCGGATATTGCCGATCCAAATCCAGAAAGAGCATCATTTCCAAGCTGCTTCCACTCGGGCAGGTTTGCGGAATTTTGTGTCTGTGCGCCATCCAGCAATCCGTTGGACACATCTACCCCCAACGCCTCTAAAGTTTCTACTAATTCCGGGGTGATCTCTACAACTTTTTCTCCAATGGTATCATTGATTAAAGATATTGTTCCATCTGCGTTGTTTTTGATTTCTACATTATCCAATAGGCCTCTGGCAATCGAGCTGTTAATTGTTTCTCCCGCGTCGGTAGCGGTTTGAAGAGCGCCAAGAAAATTTGGATCTGTGGAAAGCTTTTCTCCCAAAAGATAATTAATAGCATCTAGATCTCCGGATACAGCGGCAAGGGAATAATAATCATGCAGCCCGTCAGATATGCTATCAGGGACTTTTTGACCCGCTGCTTTTGCATCGTCTGCAATTTGTTGGAGTTGCTCTGCGGACGGCTTTAAAGCTGCGAGGGTTTCAGATAAAGCGGCCTTTGTTTCTGGCGTCACATCTAGCCGGCTGAATTCATCTTGCCAGCGGGTTTGTACGCTTATCATGAAGTCGCTGATACTTCCTTCTACTAAAACGCCGGTTTCGTCTGTATTAAACTGCTGGAAAGTGTAGGTCAATAATTCATTAACCGGGGTGCTGAACGCTGATTGAGATTCTGATAACGCATCAGAAAAGGTGGTATTAAATTTTTCAACCAAAGGCTGAAAAGCGGTTACAGACACAGTGGCCACATTTTCGCTATATGCCTTCATTTCATCTTCAATAGCGGCAACGTAAGCGCTATAATCGCCATCTGATTTATATTTCAGTTCGATTGCCGCTAATGCGTCTAAATGGACGGTATCGATATTATCTAACTGTTCCTGTGCCAGAACCTGTAATTCCTCGCTTACAGTTTTTACGCTGTCATAAGAAAGATTTCCATCTAGAACATATACGGTATTTGTCAGTTTGGCTTTATATTCGGCATCGGCAACAGTCGCCATAATTTGGTTCATTTCATTTTGCAGATCCGAGATGGTCTTCATTTCGGCATCGTCAAGAACTCCGTCTGCGAGCGCGTTTAACATAACAGCCTTTAACTCTTCACCAAGACGCGCCATGTCACCTTCGGATTGGGCGAAATATTCGTTTACAAACTTAGCCATATCAGACTGGATATCCGCATCTGTAAAGCTCATGCTGATAGCTAAAGTATATCTTTCCTTTTGTGAATTCAATGCTGTTTGAGCGTCAGAAACAAGGCTGTTGATACTCTCCTCAATTTCGGATTTATCAACTTCAAAACCTAGCGACACTTTCCATGTTAAATACGAAAGCTGTTCGGTAGATTTCATATAATTCTCAATTGCTTGCTGTGCGTTTTCCTTGGCTTCAATATATACATCAAGCTGTACGGAAAGAGGAGACGACATGATCTTTTCAGCATATTCTTTTGCTTCTTCTACCGAAAGGGTTATTTCTCCGAATCTTTTTTTGATTTCGTCGTCAATTTTTCTCCGGTTATATCCGATTGCAAAGCTTGTGATTCCTATAGTGAGCGCGGCGAGAATACCGATAGTCCAGCCAACAGGCCCGGTCCCAAAAACAAGTAAGGAACCTGCAATTCCCAGGGCGGAACCAATTAATGTCTTGAGCCCGTTTTCAAAGTTCAATCCGTTATAACCAATGTCATAGGCCCCTTGCCATTCAAGGGAAAATCCAGTCACCATTAGACCAATTCCGGCGGCTATTTTATTGATTTTGTCGAATTTCCCTTGCTTTAGATCAGAAAACCATTTAAGAACTTTGCTGGCGATTTTCCAAGCCGCGAGGCCAGCGGCAATAGATGCGATAGGCCCAACCATTGCCTCAATGCTTTCCTTTAACTGATTGGTTTTCTCTTCCAGGCCGCCTAAAAAATCATAAGAAAGAAGCGGTAAATCCAGATCGCCTCCGTAAGAACCGCCGGAAGCGCCGCCGCTTCCCCCGATACCTCCAGAGGCTGTCCCGGTATCAGGGTTGAGAATATTCAATTCATCAAAGCCCAGAGTGTAATCCTTCAGCTTTTTAGCCGCAGCAGCCGCGTCGCCTAAGGCACCTGTGGTATCTTCGATCTCGTCCGTCGCCGCTCCCGCGCTGGTTCCGATGTTATCCATGCCGGAATAATCGATTGTAGGAAGTTCTACGCCGAAAAAGCCCGCGATTGCTCTGGCTGCGTCGGTAAGCACGGATACAAACGCCTGCACCCAGGGGATTACCACTTGTAAAATAGGAATAAATAAGCTTCCTAAAGCTCTGGTAAGCTGCTGTACCTGCTGTTGCAGAATCCGCATGGCGTTTGCCGGGGTTTGAATGGTCCTCGCCATATCTCCCATAGCGGATTTGGATTGATCTATCAAAGCGACATATCGCAGCTGGGCTTTCTGCGCTTGGGTCATGGAATTAACGCTCTGGTCGATACCATATTTGTAAGCATACTGTTGGAGCGTAGCGACCGACAGGTCCTTACCTAAGCGCCTGACTGGCTCGATCTCACCAGCGATCGCGGACTGTACCTTTTGGGCTGAATCCTCAATGCTGATGTTATAGAAAGACGCGTAGTCATAAATAAGCTGGGTCAGACCCTCACTCATGGTTTTGGCTTTGTCCTCAACAACACCGTAGCCCTTTACCATGTCCATAAGAACGCTTTGGTTGCGGATCCACTCCGACAGGTCGATTCCGGCGGCGGATTGAACTCTTTCCGCGTATTCCATTGATTCATCGGCGAATTTTCCCATCGCTACCGTAAAAAGATTTACGTTTTCCACATAATCGTTATAGGACGTGATCCAGCTTCCCACGGAACGCTTTAGAGCGTATCCGTAAATGCCAAGTTGAGCGATTGCGCTGGAAATTCCGGTTCCGAAAAAACCAAAGGATTTTCCAGTCGTTTTATTCGACGCCGCCAGCCCCGTATTGCTGGAAATCAGCTTTTGAATACGGATAGGGAAAGCCTTGAAGCCGGCGGATACCTTTTCCATTTCGGAGGCCAAAGGACGCACAGCGTTGGCAACCTGGGTCATTTGACCGGCAAATTTGCTTAAATCCGTGGCAGACAGTTCTTTGCTGATCTGCGGGAGCTTTTTCAGGGCGTTTATGGTTGAGGTAAGCCCGGTGGATTTCTGCACATCGGACAGGCCGGATAAAGCGGATTTTAATTCCGTTATCTTTTTGCTGTTGATATTCAAACCAGAAAGAGCGCCGTTCAGCTTACTCAATTGGTTCGCAACCGTCGTAAGCCCAACGCCGCCCTTGGTGATGCCTTTTAAATTGTTTAAAGCGGAGGTAAGCTTATCAACTTTAAGCGCTGCTTGATCTGCGTTTGATTGTACTTTTAGTTCCAGGGTATCCAGTTCAACGCTCAGTGTGTTTCCTCCTTATAAAATAAAAAAACCGCTACCTCATATTGAGATAGCGGAATACTTGGTTTGAGTGCTATTCTATGTTATCTATTATGTTCTTTAATTCCTGCTCAATTTCTTCTTGAGTTATGTTGGACGCATACTGGTTCCATTGATCTGGAAAATCTGACATGGTAAGCTCGCTATTTTCATAATAGGCAAATCCGTCATTGTCCCCGCTGTAATACAGCATAGTAAGATTGCCATCGCAAAAAACAGAAGCATTTTCAATACAGTATGTTGTGAAAGCTAAAGAACGCAAGGTTTCTGTTTTAGGGTCCGATCCATCAAAATTACACGTACCTATCATTTTCATTTGGTCATCTGCAGAAGTGATCAACGTGCAAGAATTCTCTTCGTCATAAGTGACGGTATTTGAAAATCCAGTTGAAAGAGAACTTTGAGAATTACTAGAACTTTCAATTTGCTTACTGGAAGCATTAGCAGCACTAGATGAATCAAAACCTTCCTTTGCCCCACAACCAAAAAGTGAGAACAAAAAGAAAATAAACAGCGCAGAAACAAGAGCTTTTTTCATAGAAATCCCTCCTAACCTTATAGTAGCATGGCTAATAGTATAAGGCAAGAAGAAAACAAGAATTTCTTTCGCTATCTCAATATGAAGTTTTCAAGGTTCATTTCTTTTCCCATTGTTCAGCAAATCGGTTCAGATAGGCGATGGTTTTTTGCCTTTCCTGCTCCGCTTTCGCTTCTTTTTCTTCCTCGGATAAAGGCAGAATCCGGATCGGCTGCTCCATATAATTCACCGGTTTTGCGCCTTTTTTTCGGAAAGCGTTGCCCAAAGCTGTGGAAACAGCGTTAAAAAAGTAAACGCCCTGAAGCCACATTTCCCAGCTTTTCCGCTGGGCCTGGTATTCCGCCGCTTCCCGGTAGGCTTCCGCCAGCCAGGGGTCCTCGTCCCAAAACTGGCCGGCGGTCATACCGATGGCTAAATAATAAGGAAAAACCCGGTTAAAGCCTTTTGTGTAATCTCCGACGGCGTACGCTTTTACAGTTCCACCGTCAGACGGCAGTTTTTTCTTCCGCTTTCCTCCGCGAGAATCAAAGATTCATTTGGCTGGTTGTAAAGCTCCACCAGCCGGGTAATCTCAGCGCTGGAAAGCCCGCCTAATTCGTCCAGAAATTTGTCCGTTTTGTCTCTGGCTACGTTTTTATGGTTTTTGCGGAAAGCATAGAAAAACAAATTAGGAATATTGGTCTGGGGAAAATCAAGCAGTTCTGAGATTTTAAATCCCCGCTGTTCCGCAAACCGTACGCTTTCACGGGAAAATTCCAGAACATATACCTCTCCGGTGTCCGGATCGGTGATCTTCATGGGCAGTACCTTGTTTTCGTTTTTAGCCATTTCAAATAACCTCCAATTAATTAGCCGCCACCGGCGGTAGGCTTGGCGCTCCAGCCCTTGATCTCGATGGGAGTGATGTAAGGCTCGATTTCCAGCACAGCGTCCACCTCAATTGCGGAAAGGCCAAGGGGAGAGGGGTTTCCTGCGAAATAGAACGCTTTGGTAAGCCCAGGGATCACAATAGCGAACCAGGTGGCCTTATCGGTTTCTTTCGCGGTTTCCGCAGCTTCAATCAACGCTTCCCAAGCGGTTTGGAATTCCTCCGTGTTGTTAGCGGTAAAGGCCAGCGCGCCGCCGGGGTCCTTTAGGCCGGGGATATAGGTTTTCCACTCCAAAGCCTCCAGAGTGGTGGTTTCCAGGCTGGAAGGCTCCGGGTTTAGGTCTGGAATCGCTTTGATGCCGGGAACGACTGTAAAACCAGTCGTCGGCATGGTGCCGGAAGTGCTTTCAACCGCATATTGCAGGGTTACGCCCGCGGTAGATAAATCAATCGCCAGTAAATTACCTCCTGTAAATCCTATAATCTTCACTGATTACGCCGCGGTATCTGGCGGCGACGCGGTAAATTCTGATATCCGCGTTTTTCATTTGATTGCAGAAAATTCTGATAAATCCAAGATTTTGCATTTCTGTGTCGACCAGCTCCATGATCGCCTTACATTCCTGCTTGGCACCGCTGATCTTATTGGAATAGATATTAACGCTGTACAGCAGGGTCGCGTTGTGCTCTTTGTGAGAAGCGTCCAGAGAGCCTTCATAAGTGGAGTTATCCTCTTCAATAAGCACCAGGCACGGGAAATTTGCCGGCGTATCCACAAGCTCACTGTAGCAGGAGCCGCCGGGATAGCTTTGGGAGAAACGAGAAGCCACCTTGTCAAAAATCGCGCTTTCTGTGTCTATCACCTGAATACCTCCCTTGCGATCCGTTTAATCTCCTGTTCCATCGTGCGCTCTGCGTGATACATAGGCATCGCCGCCGGAGTGCCGTGAGTTAAAATCAAATTGCCTCCATCGTCGTAATAACCCCAGGTGTTTTGCTTTCCCTTGCCCTGTCCATATTCTCCGATCTTGGCAACGCCATCCGGACGGGGCTCCGGATAGGGCTCCGGTCCGTTAAAATAAACGCCTGCGCCAAATTCGATGAAGAACACGGAGCCTCCGGAGGCGGCGATCTTCCAGCCGTTTTTGATCGGCTCCACGCTGACCTCGGCTTGTTTTTCGCCGTCGTACTGGGCGCGGGAAAAACGGACAGTGGCTTCATAGGCGCCGATGG